TATGTGGATACGTACATCATTACGGCATTTAAAAACCGGCGCAGTACTATCGCGCAGGCAGCTAACGGCCTGAAGATGTGTCTTGGCCTTGCTCAAGGCGCGTCAAGCACCACGGCGACTGGTGTACTGAATCAAGCGAGCGCAGGTTCTGCGTTTTCAAGTTCAGTATTACCTATCGTTTCGGCGTTTGTCAATGGTGAGCAGATCTATTAATTAATAGATTTATCCTTTTCTGCCGTACTGGCAGTCAACCAACAATAATTGGAGGTCATATGTGGATTCAAGAGCGTAACACCCAGGAGTCTTTAGATATACTGGGACAGCTTGTGGACATTTGCGGTGAACGTGGAGGCCCTCTCTCAAAGCATCTAAAAAAGCTTTGGGATGCGGGCCTTTTCATTGACATAGCAAACTTTAAACTCGACTACACTACGCTGGAGGTTGAGGATGTCATTTACGCCCGCCAGATCCAGGCATTCCTTCAAAAGAATGCCATGGACCTTGGTATTGGTGATAGTGACACCCGCCGCCAAGCAGCAGTGCAGTCGTTTTATAGGAGCGAAGAGATCTGTAAAGCTTCTAACAATCGCTTGTGTACTATGAGTCCTAAATCGGACGTCAACGCGGTTTTTCACCGCGCCATACGAAAAATCTCTCGTATATTAGGCGATTTGCCAGAGCTTGAAAATCTCTCGTTTTCCTTTGGTCCAGGAGCAAACACCAACGTAAAAGGTGATACAGCGAATGCTCGGGAAAAACTGAGCGTACCCGCTGCGTGTAGCTACCACTTGTCCGCGTCTCTAGGCACTTTCCTTGCGGAAGTCCCGATGTGGGTCCAATCAATAGCCTCGTATGAGGATGAGGAACGTTATGTTGCTCAGGTTGAGATTCACGAGGCGCGGTTTCAGTGTGTGCCGAAGAACTTTAAGACGGACCGAGCAATACTTGTTGAACCCCTAATGAATAGTTTCTTCCAGAAGGGGTTCGGCTCGTATATCCGGGACCGGTTGGGTAACTTCGGTGTCAATTTACGTGATCAGTCTTATAACCAGCATTTAGCTCGCTTAGGATCGATTGATGGTAGTTTTTCAACCATCGACTTATCTATGGCAAGTGATACACTGGCAACTGGTCTCGTCCAGACTCTGCTTCCGCCCGATTGGTTTGAGACTTTGTACACACTTGCTACCCGCCAGGTTAAAATGCCTGACGGTGAAGTATTGTGGATGCACAAGTTCTCTTCAATGGGTAACGGATTTACTTTTGAGCTGGAAAGTCTCATCTTCTACGCTCTTGCGAGCGCAGCTGTTGAGCAAATTGACGGTCCATTACAAGTAGTTAACGTTTATGGGGATGATATAATTGTCCCCAGAGATTCCGTTGATTTGTTGGAGCAGTCTTTGGAGTACGCTGGATTCTCAGTTAATCGAGAAAAGAGCTTTTCTTCAGGGCCGTTCCGCGAATCATGCGGGGCTGACTACTTTAATGGTATGGACGTTCGGCCACTCTACGTTAAGACAGCGTTGAGTGACCGGAACCTTTACGCTATGCACAACTGGTTTCTCCGTCATGGGGAAACCGAACTTGCAAACGCGTGCCTGCAATACACTCGTAAAGACGAGAGACTTTTTGGACCCGACGGTTTCGGTGATGGCCATTTAATTGGCTCATACGAACTTAGGGAATCTAGAAGCACTCGCCGCGCGGGTTATGCAGGAGGTTACTTCGACACGTATTCATTGAAACCCCGGAGGTCTGGAGGTATGAGGAGAGGCGACGCCGTTTTACCCGTATATAGTGTATATGTACGGAGTGGCGAACTCGATCCTACTGACCCCTTTATCGTCCG